GGAAAGGGTGCCAATATTGAGCGGCTTCTTACTGCTGCTGTTGGCATTAGTGCTGAAGGTGGTGAGTTTATGGAGATCGTTAAGAAAATGGTATTTCAAGGTAAACCTTGGGACGAGCATAATCGAGAGCATCTTACTATTGAGTTGGGTGACGTTATGTGGTATGTGATGCAAGCTTGTATGGCATTAGATGTGTCATTAGATGAAGTTGTAGAAAAGAACGTGAATAAATTAAAGAAAAGATATCCTGGTGGTGAGTTCGATGTTCACTATTCGGAAAATAGAAAAGAAGGAGACTTATGAAATCTACTGAAACCTATGAACAACTTTTAGAAAGATTTACAAAAAGAATAAAACAAATAGAATCAAAAGAAGCACAAACAACAGCAGAATATGATAAGATAAATGAACAACTTCAGTATCTTAAAGGATGTAAAGATACGATTGAGTATCTGATGACTGGAAAATTACCAAATGACGGTAATCATGATGGAATGAAGTCTCACAAACCAAGACATTCACACTAAATAAAAGCAGAGGTATCAAAACTATGATCAATCTACGAGAGAATATTCTTAAGAATCAAATTGCATACTATAATGGTTTGATTGCCAAACACTCACAGAATGTTGAAATTTATCTTAATCAACCTGTTGGTATTGGAGAACATTCGGATGTTATGGGAACAATAGATGGAGAGATTAATGCCATTGCCCAAGCACATGAAAAGATTGAGATCATAGAGCATTATTTTTTAAATAGGTAAAATGGCATACGAACTGTCAGAAGCATTTTATGCTGGTCTATCTTTAGTAGATAGTGACACTCTTGTAAAGGCAAAAACTAATTCTGAAACTTTTTTAAGTTTATATCAAACAACTGTTGATAATTTTAGTAGTGATTTTATAAAAGATGGAGCAGGAAATAATACTAAAAGAGGAATGTTATCTGCAATATCAGTGAAAGAACCAACAAGACAATTGTATTCTGATTTAGCAGTTGGAATATCTGCTGTTCTTGGAACTAGAAATTTAAGACCATCTACACCTCAAGCAATATATTTAACTGGAAATCAATGGCATCCTGATGTGGAACAATTTCAGGTAAAGGCATTTGGTATGAAAGAATATAATTCATCTGATATAATTTTGAGATATGGGAATGAATTTGTCGGGGTTTCATTAAAGAAAAAACCAAAAGAAAATGCTCCTTCTCCTACATTAATTAATAACTCCTTCGGAACATTTATTGAAGGAAAGGATTTAAAAAGATTAAGAGATAAAATTGACGATGTTAGGAGAGAATTTTTTGCAAACGTAATTGTAGATGGATGTATGCCTGGTAATCCTTTATCAGATATATCAGATGAAGTAGGAGTATCTAAAATAAAACTTAATAGTAAATCGAATATAAAAAAGATATGGGATTTAAAAGTAGATAGAATCAAAAGTAATGGAAAAGTAGAAAAAATTCCACTTATTAATTTAAAAGGTGTAGAAGAATTTTCAAAAGGAGTTAATAATGATATAGGAACTCCAAGAAAGGAAGCATTTAGAAAATTTGTGAATGAAAAATTACAAAGTAAAAACAAATCTATAAGTGGATTATATCAAGGATTTCTTGATGTTATGAATGATCCAGAGGTAAAAAACACTATTGCGGATTCACTTTTAAATAAGGTTCTTAAGTTAAAATTATTAGATGAATTGGATACATGGAAAACCAGTGAATTTGCATTTTTTACAATAGAGGGTGTGGGAACAGTAAATAATGATTTAAAACCAAGTATAGGTAGAGCAACCTCCGTAAATCTTTATAGTAGTATTGTAGCTATGGCAATGTTAGCAAAAATGCCAGTTACTTTAGTTTTGGATTCCGAAAAAACTTTCCAAAGAAAGGCAGCAAAAGTATTTTTTACTTTATTTAAAGGTAAATACGATATATTAGATATTGAATTGAGATATAAAGGATCATTCACTGCAATGCCACAATTTTTTGCTACTACTACTAGTACTTTTAAGAAATTAGTTAAAGATGGAGAAAAAGCAATTGCATAAATATTAAAAAAGTGTCTTGGAAAAATGGATCTTAAATCAATTGCTGAAGCATACCAGTCTATAAAAGAAAAAAAATTAGACCCAGTTGGTAAAGAAGATGGAGATGTCAATAATGATGGTAAGAAAGATAGTACAGATTCTTACCTTATGAATCGTCGTAAGGCAATTGCCAAGGCAATGAAGAAAGAAGCGTATATGGTAACAAACGCAGATAAAAAAGGAAATACTCCAGCATATCAAGGATATAAAGCAGGTAAAAAGAATGTAAAAACTGGAGAACCAATGTATAAGGCTGCTCCACATATGAAAGAGCATCACAAAAAAGATGCAGATGGTAATACTATTCCTCATGAAGATGAGATAGAGGAAGAAGTCATTTCTGAGACTCCAAAGGGAGACGCAGGAAAAAGCAAATCGACTAAGATAGCAGATAGATCAGCACGTAGTTATGGTGGATCAGGAACTTACGGTGCAAAATATAATGCACCTGCTCGTGACGTGTTTCACGCTATGAAAAGAGGTGTCAAGAAGGATAAAGGTCACGTCGATAGACCAGGAAAACCAACAAGTAATTTTATTGATGATAGATCATCTTATCCTCACAATGAAGGTCAAGGTTTAAAAGGTTCAACGAAGCATGGTAAGTCTGATTATGATGAACCTTCAAGAAAAAAAGATACGGTTATCAAATTTAAGACACGCAAAGAAGAAACAGTTCTTGAGCAACTTGCTCAAGATAGTAAAGAGATTGATAAGTTTGATGCAGTGATTGCATATTTGATAGATGAAAATTTTGCAAAAGATTGGGATGAAGCACAAAAGATTATGACTAATTTCAAACCAGAAATTATTGAAGAAATATATCAAAGTCAACTTTGGACTCTATTTGATGAGTCAAGAGAGTACAGTCATAATCCTGAAAAATATCACGATAGTAAAGGTTATGATAAAAAACTTGAAAAAGATAAACCATACAGAGAGAGATCTAAAGCTGCTAGAATGAGAGATCCAGAAAGAGGTATTAACTCTCCTGCATTTAAAAAGTTCATGGCAGATAGAGGGATGTAATGTCACAAATACTTGAAAGAACAATGACTTCATCTGAAAAGAGGAAGGACACAATGCTTAAAAAAAAGTATGATGACTCTGATATGAAAAAGAATATGCAAGCACAGTATGGTAAGGAAGAAGGAAAAAAAATTTATTTCGCCACAATTCGTAAACAAGCAATGAAAAAAGAAGAAGTAATCCTTGAAAGACAAAAAACAAATCAAGGTCATAGACAATCAGAAGAACAACATCGTTCTAACTACGGTAAAGCATCTATCAGAAATGTAAGAGCAACAGGTAAAGGTGGTAATGCTGCTAGTCCTGATGAAAGAGGTGCTGCAATAGACGCAAGACACAAAGCACATAAAGAAAAACGTGGTGTAAAGACCAAAGGTATAAAAGAAGAAGTTGGTATTAGTAGTGCTGTAAGAATGAAAAAAGCAAGAGAAGAAGCAATGTTGAGATTAAAAGAAAAACAAGCAGTTGCTAGAAAAATGAAAAAAGAAGAAGTAGAACAAATTGATGAAAGAAAACGAGAAGCAGAACATAAGGAACCAGTGTTCGGTTTTCCTAAAGGACATGGCGATTCTCCAGTAAGAAAATCAAAAATAGATCAGAAGACTGATAAGAAAAACACTACGATAAAATATGATAGGAGAAACAAAAGATCAGGTGTTTCAGAATATGGACGAACTGAAGGAACGCAAATAAGAAAAGAAATTCATCAAGCAAAAAGGGGTGATAAAAAGGTCAAAGGTTCTAAAACTAAAAAGGATTATAGACCTTTGGATGTCGCTCTGGGTGGTTCAAACTTTTATAAAAGTGCGAGAAAAATGAAAAAAGAAGAAGTTGAAGTTGTAAATGAACTTAGTAAATCAACATTATTAGGTTATGTTCAAAAAGGAACCAGAGATATTGCTACCAGATCAAATGATGCGAGTATTAAAGGAATGGCAGGAAAAAGAAAAGAAGCAGATAAAGGTTACGAAAAAGTTGCTAAGAGAGTTGCAGGTGTTAACAAAGCAGCAGGTAAATTAGCAACAGAAGCAGCATATACAGGACCTGACAAGAAAGACAGAGCAGTCATCAACAAGATGTATGACAAGAAGGGTAATAAGACTGACTTTGCTAAGAAAGCAGCAGAGTATGAAAAGAATATGGATCCTAAGAAACGTCAGGAACTTAAGGATAAAGCAACTAAAGGTATGAAGTTTACTCACGAGGGAACATCATATGGTTTATATAAAGGATCAGGAAAGCCAGGTGGTGCGATGAAAGATTATCTTGATAAGAAAGCAAAGATGCTCACCAAGAAGAGAAACAAACAATCCGATGCTGCTAAAAACAACCCTCATTTTGATAGCACACAACCATCACCATCAGGTAGAAATAAGTATGAAGAAGTTCAAAGAGATGGGTATGGAGATCCAATTGGCGGACCAAAGATTTCAAAGAAACAAAAAGCAAAAAATCTAGCATCAAATACACCTGACGAACAGCACACTACAACAACAAGTGAAGCAGTTACATTTCAACATTTTATGGAGAAATGTTGGAAAGGATATGAAAAGAAAGGTATGAAGACTATGTTTGGTAAGAGATATCCAAACTGTGTAAAGAAAGAAGATGTTGAGTTTACTGATGAGGGGTATGGGAGTGATAGAGTCGGACCTGCATTAAAGGTTGCTCGTGTAATTGATAGAGTTAATCCTAGACCAAAGGTAGGTAGTAAACGTACTACTATTTCAAATATGTTGAAAATGGCAAGCATCAAAAAGGATGAGAAGTTAAGAAAACAAAAGGAAAACCCATATTCAGCAAAGAACAAATTAAAAATGGTTGTTAGATCAATCAGTCAAAATGCAAGATCAAAAGCTGGTGCAACAAAGGAGGAATATATTCCAGAAGAGGGATATGACATTGCTAGAGATATGGGAAGAGTAAGACCATCTAAAGATAAGAAAGATGGAACTACAATGCCTCCAAGTGCAGAAATGAAAAAGACACAGAAAATAAACAAAGGACCTTCTGCACTTGAACTTGTCAAAAAGAAATATGGCAAAGCCATCATGGATGTCAAGAAAAAATAAAAACTATATAAGTTAAGATTCGGTTAACCGTATGAATTTAGAAGAAGGATGTCATTCTCTTAAGTTAGAGTGTGCATTACGAGATCTTGGATTCGTGGATATTGGATGGAAATGTGTTGCACACGCAGGTATATTTTTTGTGCAACCAGTTGGTATTCCAGATGACCCAGAAGGAGATCTTCTTGGATTTCATATTACAGTTCCGTATGCAAGAGATTATAAGAAAGTCAAGATGTTGTCAACTGCAAAGAAAGCATTGGATTGGGCTTTAGACAGTTAATAAACTGTCCACTATCACTAGACTTATACCCATAATTCGATTATAATATGGGTATGAAAAACAAACACCTTGAGCATCCAGAAGATTCAATCTTTACGAGTGGTCGTAAGGGTCTTCATAACATTCTAAATTTTCTAGAGGGTAAGAATAGTAGAGTATCAGTCAAGTATGATGGTGCACCTGCAATTGTATGGGGTGTAAATCCAGACAACAATCGTTTCTTTGTTGGAACAAAGAGTGTGTTTAATAAAGTTCAAGTCAAGATCAATTACAATCATAATGATATTGAAGTAAATCACGGTCACGTACCAGCAGTTGCATCAATACTTCATATGTGTCTTGAGAGTTTGCCAAGAATCAGAGGTGTATATCAGTGTGATTTTATTGGGTATGGTGGTGCAAAAGAATACAATCCAAATACTATCACTTACAAGTTTCATCCAGAAATTAATGATCGTCATAATATCGTTGTTGCTGCACATACAGAATACAAAGGTCACACTCTTAAAGATATGGAAGCATTCTTTGAGTTTCCTTTTGATGTTGGTACAGATGAGTATGATTTGAATCGTGCAAAGACAGATCCATTCTCTCAAGAAGAAACTAAATTCTTGAATACAAATGCAAAATTAAATACACCAAATTATAAATTGAACTTGTATATTGCAGCTGCTCGTGTTGCTTCTAACTTTATCAAGTTTCCAACTGCAGAAGAAGGTAAGAAGTTAAAGATTGCAACTAACAAATACATTCGTGAAGGTCGAGAGTTAGATCCTTCTCAATTATCTAAAGAAACAGGATTTGGTAAGAATCTTTTTCAACTTTATAAGTTTCTAATTGAGATCAAAGAGTTGTTGATGGAGAGCGTAGATACATTTGAAAATGTAGATTGTTTTATTGGTGATGAAGAATGTGGACACGAAGGATATGTAATGACCAATCAATATGGTACATTTAAATTAGTTAATCGTGAGCAATTTTCTTATGCTAATTTTAACCTAAACAAAAAGTGGAATAAATAAAACATAGTGATATAGCACTTTTATATAAGTTAATGAAGACGTTTAGTAATTTTTTAAAAGAAGCAACAGAAACCGCAGCATCAAAACAGGCAAAGCAATTGAACCTTGTCGGTGATGGTCACGGTGGATGGTACGATAAAACTGGAAATTTTGTTGCGAAAACTGAAAATGGTAAATTAAGATTCTATGGGAAAGGTGGTAAGAAACCAGATGAAAAAACTGTAGATAAAAAGAAACCA